CCGGCGAAAAACGTGAACATCCTCAAAAAGATGATGAAATGCCACGATATATTTTTTGACCATTTCCCAATAAAAATGATTTTGTGATAGCATTTACTGTGCTCCCTGTAATCCTGATGACCGCTGCAAATTTAAATCATCGTTTTCTGTTTGCCGATCCACCGGAGCCATTACGGAAGTGGTCTGATTTATTTGCACCGCGTTCCCACCACCAGTTTCCTGATCCCGTTTAAACTCGCTCAGGGCTCGCTCATTGGCAATTTTTTGTTCTAATCCTTCCTGGCCAACATTTGAAACCTGTGCTTTTTGAGCTTTAACTCTTCGCCTCTCCTCTTTCCAAGCTCTTGTTTCCTCTAAGCGAGCTTCCAATCTTAGCCGCCGAGCCTCATCCCTCTTTGCTTTTATATCATCTTTCGCCTGTTTTTTGGCAGCAATGGCATCAGCTTCCGCCTGGGTTTGAGAGAATGCCCCTAATTTTTTGGCAGCAGCTAATCCAGCTTTACCGGCAAAGCGAGTAAAAAAGCCTTGTTTTTCGATTTCAGCCTCTAATGTTGCCTGTCGCATGGCCATTGATTCGGATAAACCTTCGTCTTTCATCAATTGTTTTGCCCTGGCCAGCTTTGCGCTCAGATCTTCTTTTTCTTTTTCTTTTCGATCTGCCCATAAAGATTTAAAAAATCCCACTGGATCGGTAAAAAGTTGTTCAAATTGATCCGATAATGCATCCATCAAAGGAACGACTATACCAGTCGTCACCGCCGCGACTATTGTCGCAACTACATCGACCATGCCATCTTCTATTTGCTGGCCGATTAATTTTATTTGTTCAGCAGATAAAGTACCAAGACTTAGTTGAGATATAATACCGGAAAAGAAATCAGGGGCAGTTAATTTGCCGTTAACAAAATTGTTCCAATCTTTAGTAAAACCTGTCCAAGCTTTTCCAACAGCTTTCTCAATACTGGTCATGGTATTTGTGAAAAAATCTTTTGATACTAATCCGAATGATAGATCCGAAAGTGTCCGTCCAATTCCGCTTTTAAATTTTTCCATTACAGATGCGTCTTCACCGGCTTCCGCCCATCCTCTCAAAAATTCCACTCCCGCAAGCGCTATCAGCGCCGGGAAAAAGAGCTTTTTAGCTCCACCTTTGATAGCACCCAGGAGCCCTTTGATACTTTTACCGGCCAGCAATCCACCAAATAAGCCACCCATACCCATCCCCATACCCATCCCTGATTCTGCCTTGGCTGAAGCGGATGCTGCTGCATCTTCTTTTTCGTTAAGGTCTTCGAGCAGGTCATTAGTGCGGCGATTGATATTTAGGTCTTCTTCGCGCTCGGCCTCGTCCAGGAAATCATTGTGCTCGGCTTTGGATGCAAAACGATTACTGGTTTCGAGTTCATCCACGACATCTTCTAACAAATCTGCCTGGGCCTCGGTATCAAATCCCTTCAGATTACCAAATGCTTCGATCAGTTGCTTATTGCCAGCATTAATAAGGTCTTTTGTTTCGGCACTTATTAAAGATGAGAAATTGCCTATGATTTCTCCAGCATTTTTATTCAACGCCGCTGCCTCTGACGGGGAGAGCTTGTCAGTCATCCCGGCACCCTCATCTATATGGGCAAGATGCCGGTTGATATCTTTTAATATTCTGGTTTCTTTTGAATCAGGCATGTTTGTTATTTTCCCGCTTCTGCTTTTCCTCTTGCATAGCAGATAAAGTCAGTGCCGTAAAAATTTCCAATTCATATGGCGTCAATTTCATGACTTCGGCATGAGAGTAATCACCGTATCGGACCATATTAAAAACTTCTTTATAATAATTTATAATAGTCTTATACTGCCCAATCAATTCAAGTATTTTAAAAAGTCACGTATAACATATTCTTCTTGATGCTCACATTTTTTGCAAACCATATCAATTTTTAAAGTCATTTTGATCAGTTTGGATGACGACTCGAATATCTTTTGGATTATCGGGTAAGTCAAAGATATTTTTTCTTTAAGGGATTCAGGAGTAAAATCGGTAAAAATCTCTTCCTTCCAAAACACCTTATTTATACTGTGAACGGCGGTCTCGAGCATCAAGTCCCGCTGAGTTTTAATATCACCGGTCTTATATAAAAATCCTATTTTGACCGGGACAATCTCAAACGATAAATTGTCATCAATTTTGCACAAGTCACTGAGGACATCTCCGTTATCGGTGACAATATGATCTTCAATATTAACCGATAAATCAATAGCCTTGGAACATTTTTTGCATTTGGAATTGATATCGAGTATTTCGCCCTTGGATTTCGCTCGCAAATTTACCGCAACCAAAACAAATTCCATTGCTGACAGCGTATCAAAATCGATATGATCTCCACATACCTCAATCAAAACTTTATAATTGTTGATGATGGCCGGGATATCATCAGAGTCGAGGGCTGTCAGTATGTTGCGTTCTTGCTCGATGGTATACGGCACGAATTTAAAATCGACTTTTTGAACAGGTAAAAACAATTCATGGACAGGTAAAACGTTAATCTCAGGTAATTCCATATTTCAGTCTCCTTTCAGATAATTTAAAATGGGCTCCATTTCTTAAAATTAAATTTCGACGCAATAGATGAAACATTGGTCTTTTTAGTAAACGCTCCTTTCATATAACTCCTGGCGCTTGACATAATTCCTTTTGGTTTTGGTAGATTAGATCTTGAATCAAATGCCCCCTGAGCCATTGACTTGGCATTTTTCGCTGCATTGGCAACGCCGGTTCCCCCGGTCCCACTCGCAAATATTTCTTTTGATCTGTCACCGATGGCATTTTCGCCCTCAGCAAAGCCACCGCTATCCTGACCAAAGCCACCGAAAACATCTTTTATTGCTGAGTCCGGAATTTTCTTGGCAGCATTTTCGATGCCATCTTTTATTGCATCAATGCCGGTACCAATCGTCCCCTGGGCCAGATCAAAAACAAGATCTTTTACTCCCGCGATACTAAATCCCTCATCAAATTCATACATCACATCATCGTATCGGAACGAGACACTCATGCTCAATATTTGATCGTTTGTCTCTGCATTAAGTGCGAGATTGTCTATGTTGACCGGGAACGCATCCAAAATGGTGCATTTAGCTCGCATGAATTGTTTCCGATTTAATAGCTCTATCTCGATATTACCCGAATATTCGTCCTTATAATTAAAGGTTCTGCTGCCATCATTCATAACGAGTTTTCGCCACTTATCAAAAAATCGCAGAACTTTTAGTCCGTCATCGACCATAAATTCAAAAGATATCGGGTCATAATCAACGCTTTGTGCAAAATGCCGGGGCATATTGTTATATTGTATAGAAGTGGTGTTGTAGGTCATAAACGGGTAAGTCGCACCTTTGGTTAAAAAGCCGAACTCATATTCCCCGAATAAATTACCACTGAATGTTACTTGAAATAAATTAGGCCGAAGAAAATCTGAAAACGATGCCTTCAGATTTTCTAAGAACATTGTAGCCATAGATTAGCCTTTTTAGATAATACGAGTCCAATAGTCAAATGTAAATGTGACCACATACTCGGCGAGAGTATCATTGGTTTCATAACTCAAATCGACCGGAGCAACCGAGGACGGCCAGCAGCCGATGTAAGTGTATTGGGCGATTTCTTTTCCAGCGTTATCTAACGCGATAACTGTGGCCGTGCGTTTGTATAGTGCAGCATCCAGGCCGACTGCAGCTTCATTCGCCTTGGCAGTTTGCATCCAGACTTCCAACGCCGTGCGGACAGCAAAATCGTTGTCCATTATCACGGTAACAGCCAAGTCTTCATATGTCACGTCCCCGGCAAGTTTCGCTTTCATGCCAAGATATGGTGCCTCGACTATGCCGATATTTTTCCCTGGGAGCTGAGTTGCTTTGCACATGAACACAAATTTCTCCGGCATCCCCATGATTTCCATCTGGTAAAGATTAGGCCGGTAACCATTTGTTAACGCAGCTTTGAAATCTTCGATTCTGATTCCCATTTCTATCTCCTTATATTAATTTACAGTTCGGGGAGAGTCAAATCTCCCCGATTTGACTTATGCAGATTTGCTGATGGTTTCCGAAAATTCGACACCCGAATTTACGTTGATGAATTCGAGGACGATATACTCGGCGGTTACTTCCGGCTGCACAAAAATCCGGGCCCGAAATTCGTTCCTGGCCTTGACTGCCGGGGTATTGATGTTTGAATCGACCTGGACTTCAAACGCCTCAATGCCTTCTTTGCCTTGTACATCACGCAGGAAAGGATCGACCATACCCTTAAACTGTCGCCGGGTAAAGGCCGTGTTTTTCTCAAACATGAAGTATTTCGATGCTGTGGCGATGGCTTTTTCCAATACGATGAACAACCATCTGATATCAAGTCGATCAAAACTCGATGGCCGGGTCAGCAACGTTTTCTGGCCAAGCAGGACAGGGCCGTCCGCGCTATCAACCAAAAGTGGGTTGACACCGTCTTTATACAGAAGATCCCGGTATGCCTTGGCTGGATTGATTGCAAATTTGATGGTATTTTTAACCGTGCCGCGATTATAGCCAGCACCGGCAATCCAAAGGTCTCTGACCTGGGCTGTGTTTGCCATAATCCCCGCGCAATCGGCGGACACCGGAAGCCAGCGATACTTACCGTTGAAGCTGTCTTCCTGATATTTCCAGTTCCCGAAAAGGGCCGCATACGAGGTCGATCTGGAAAGACTGTTTTTTCTGTAATCGACTATGTCGGTCACGGCGGCTGAAACGCTGAGCTGCCCAACCACATCGGCTGCAGGTGGAGTGAAATAGGCGACGACATCTTTGCGGACTTCCAGGATATTATCGATAATATACTGCTGGATTGTGTAATTCGTCCAGGCACCGTCGATAAGCATATTGACGTCGACTTCCTCGGCATTTGAAAACAAATCAAATCCGGCTTCTATCTCGGTATTGGTCGGGGTATCGGCAACGCCGCCGCTCATCGCATGAGCCTCAAAAGAAAAGGTCTCATTGGAATTGCTGACGTCATTGTAGCCGAGAATGTAAGCGGAATTTGCAAAAAGGTAATCATCGAGGTATGTATTCACGCCAGCGACTTTATTGCCGGGAATGGTTGAAACAATCCAACGCTCCACGATTTCATAATCGCCGTTATCATCCTGGGCCATAACGCAGATGGCGATTTCATCGGTGATCGGCTCAAACTCAAATTGATTGACAAAAGAGATGCCGGTATCAACCAGAGCTGATGCAAAATCGGTCGCATTTGACACTGCCACTTTGATTTCATTGCCTTTCGTGCCGGGGTATTTTGCCAAAAGATGAATCTTGTCGTTCCCGCCAGCAAAAACCGGTGTGTGCTGTTCGTATCCGTCACTGTTCAGAAGCAATTCAGCATTCTCGACCGGATCAACCACATTATTAACATCCTGCAACATAAATCCAGCATTTTTTGCGGTAGATTCGTCAACCGCTCTGACGACCAGTAAAATACTGGAATACTGAAGATAATTGAATGCCGAGAACCAGGACAAGAAATTTGTATCGTTCGGGTTGCCGAAGATATCAAATATTTCTGTATCTGTGGTCAACGTAATGCGCTCGTTGCAAGCGCCCCATTCAAATTCTCCAACCATACCGCATATTGTGCTTGAAACTGCAGGGATTGTCAGGGAAAGATCTCTTTCCACGACACCTACTGAAGGTGATAAACTGAATCCCATAATTTTTCTCCTTTTATATTTTTTATAGCTTATAAAACAAATTTTACCTGTTAGATGTATTTACCGTTTTGGAGGTGGCCTTTTTGCTATCCGACAAAACCTCCAACAAAAACATCATCTTCACCGCCACTCTCTTCAAAACTCGTGACATCAATCCCGTCATCAACGTATCCAGCCGGGAGAAGATCCTCCTCTATTCTTGATATCATACTCTTATTTAATAATCGTTCTTGATCGAGCCAGTTTTCAGTCCACA